TATCACGAAGGAAGATGCCGAAAAGCTTTGGCATGACTTTGAGGCTCATGCTGGGTATTCTTTTAACCGTTCTCACGCTATTGCATACTCTATGCTTAGCTATTACACAGCTTGGCTTAAGTGCTATTACCCTCTTGAGTTTATGTTTGCCATTCTCAAGAATGAAAAAGATAAAGACGCTAGAACAGACTATTTATTGGAAGCTAAACGCTTGGGCATTAAAGTCTTGCTCCCACATATCAACGAATCTGAACTTGATTTTAGCATCCAAGGGAACTCAATAAGATTTGGTTTGTCTAATATTAAATATATTTCTGATAATATAGGTAGTAAGATAATTGCTAATCGTCCTTATAAATCAATGTCGCATTTTACAGAGATAGCAGGGCAAAAAGGTAGTGGTATTAATTCAAGAGCAATTGATTCGTTAAATCAAATAGGTGCTGCAGCGTTTTCAGATAATCCACGTAAAGGTTATGAAAATGAAAATTTATATGAATACTTAGGTGTTCCTAAATTTGATACTGGTAAGCTAAGTCCTAAAATTAAAGCACAAGTAAATCCACTTGAGGAGTTTCTTGAAGAAGGATGCTTTGTTCTTCTTGCAATGGTTAAGTCAATTAAAAAGGGACCAACTTGGTCACGTGTTGAACTTGTTGATGATACTGGATCTATTGGTATCTTTCATGCTGTAAATACTCAAATTGAACCAGGAATGATGTATTTCTTTTTGGTTGGAGACAATAGAATTCATAAGTATGTTACAATTGATGATGTCGTTAATAAAATTGATGAACCTTTTGTACAATGGCTTTATAGAGATAAATTAAAAATAGATGAAGGAAAAAGATTAGTTTTAGATTTTACGCATTATAAAACTAAAGCAAATAAAATGATGGCTCATATCATATTGTCTGATTCAGATAAAAATCTTGAGCGAGTAATAGCTTTCCCAAAGTTATATACCAAAGCTTTGGGTAAAATGCAGGCGGGAAAGATTTGTGATCCCGCTATTGCAAAAATGGAAGATGGAACACTATACGTTAAGGAGGTTAGCTAATGGCTGACGAAAATGTTCAAGAAGAAACAACAACGCAAGATCAAGATGTAAATATTACAGTTGAACAAATCTGTGCTGCAATTTTACAAACAGCTGGTTCAGTAGTAGTACCAATTGAAAATCTTTTGGGCAATTATTCTGGAATGAATATTGCTGTTACACAAGATGAGGACACAAAAGCAGTCACATTTTCTTTAGCAGCAGCAGTTGTAGAAAATACAGAAAATCCAGAAGAATCGGAATAAATGCTGTATAATATAAGTATATGGCTCAGTCCTATATACTTAAAGGTACGGAGAACGAATATCTTTTGGTCATAAGAGCAGAAGATGAAAAAGCAATCTATTCAATAATAGATTTATTATCAACGAGTCGTAACGAACAAATTAAAGAATTAGCAATAGAATTAGAGAAGAGTTTACATGATAACGGAAGAGATTCTGGCAAAACTAGATCCAAAAACAAGAGCAAGGCTTCAACTAGCAACAACAGTAAGCGTAGAAAAACAAAAGACTCCTAGCATTGGTTTAACCATGGCTTTAAAGGGTGGTTTAGGTTTTGGTCGTCAAGTTCTTATTTGGGGAAATAAGTCCGCTGGTAAATCATCATTTTGTTTGCAGATGATTGGTGAAGCACAAAAGGCTGGCAAGACTTGTGCATGGATTGATGCAGAAGCATCTTATGATCCAGCATGGGCAGCACGTCTTGGTGTTGATTCCGAATCGCTTATTTATTCTCCTGCTAAATCTATTAATGATATGGTTGACGTTGCACAACAACTTATGGAGGCGGGAGTAGATATTATTGTTGTAGATTCTATTTCAGCACTACTTCCCGCCATCTATTTTGAAAAAGATAGTTCTGACCTTAAGAAATTGGAAGACACCAAGCAAATTGGTGCAGAAGCAAAGGATATGACACATGCAGTCAAAATGCTCAACTACGCTAACAAAAATACACTACTCGTTCTTATCTCTCAACAGAGAAACCAATTTGGCAGTATGCATGCCTCGCACATCCCAACTGGAGGTATGGCCGTTAAATTTTTCTCCAGCACCGTCATCAAGCTTTGGGCGTCTGAGGCCGATGCGAATGCTATTAAGTCTGGAGTCCAAGTTGGTGACAAGATTATTGAACAGAAAGTTGGAAGGCCCGTTAACTGGATCATTGACTATAATAAGACTGGACCAATGGGTTTATCAGGACAATACGACTTCTATTTTCAAGGTGAAAAGGTTGGAGTTGACTCTGTCGGAGAAATCTTAGATGTTGCTGAAATGATGGGTATTGTACAAAAAGGCGGGGCTTGGTATACAGTTGGTGAAGAACGTTTTCAAGGTCGTACCAAAGCTGTAGAATATATTAGGAAAAATAAAGATGTTCAGGAGAAATTAATTGGAGAAATCTATGACAAATCTTGAAAAGTTTTTAAACAAATCAGTTGAAGTAAAAACTGTTATGGAGCCAGCAAGTGGTTCTTTTAGATGCCAAAATTTAGATTGTAATGAAATTGTTTATGAAGGATATGTTGATAGATCACACAATAAACTAAAATGGACTTGCAGTAAAGGTCATGATTCGGCGGTATCAATTTAATGTCAGAACGTGGAGAAGTAAAGCGTGATGGTGCAAAAGCACAGAAAAATTCTGGTCGGGGAGACTACCAAAAAGGTGACGCTGTGTGGCATGATTTTGTCGTTGACTATAAAGAGTATTCAAAGTCAATATCCATTACTAAAGAGATTTGGGCAAAAATCTGTACTGATACTTTTAAGGTATCACGTGAGAAATATCCTGTACTCAAACTTATCCTTGGAGGAAATGGAGCAAAGACTAGACTTGCTGTTATAGAGTGGGCTTTATTTGAACAGATGGTAGAGTGTTGGGAGAAAAATAATGATAACTGAAGAAAACCAGCAAGAATTTCTTATTTGGTTTAATAATGGTGTAGAGCGTGGCTGGATATCTGAAATACAGTGTGCTACCCACGATGGTATTGAGCCTATTTCTGAAGAAGAGGTTAAAGAATGGGAAGAAGGCGGAGATCCTTGCCAATTTGTAGTTAGGATTTTGGAATGACAGAAAAGCCAGTAATTGAATTAATAAGTGAACTTACAGAGTTCAATGATATGAAAGCTTATATGAATGATGCTGATCTTGACTATGCTCTAGACTTAATTATTAAGCTTATTGCTAAGCCTGATGTGCCATCAACTAAAGCTCCCGACCTTATTGTAAAGATGCAAGCTCTTGCTGCTAAATTTGCAATCATGTCACGTTATTATACTACCTTTGAAAAAGGTGGGGAAAACTCAAAAAAGAAGAACGTGTATTACACAGCAGAAGAAGCAATTAATAGACTGGTGGATGCTCTAAAGTATTCAGCAAGATTTGGAGCATAAATGGGTAGAGATTTAATAGCAAACTTAAAATTTCAAAAGCCAGCAGATGGTGGCTTTGATCCAAATGCATTTGCAAAAATGTATGAAGAAGCTGTTCTAAGTGGAAAGAGACCAAATGAATTTACTCAAAAGAAAACTTTTAGTCCTAGTAGTGTTGGTTACGGTAATGGTAACTGCCCTAGATATTGGTTCCTTGCTTTTACTGGTGCTGAATTTGAAAATGAAACCGATGCTATGGGTGTGTCTAATATGGATAATGGTACGTATGTTCATGATCGCATTCAAAAGGTCATGGCTAAAATGGACATATTCAAAGCAAATGAAACAGAAGTTACCCATGATGATCCGCCAATTAGAGGATTTGCAGACACATTTATTGAATGGAATGGAAAAGAAGTAATAGGTGAAATAAAATCTGCTAAACAAGAAGTATTTGATATACGTCAAGCAGAAATGCAGGGTTTACCATATCATAAAGTTCAGCTTTTAACTTATATGAAAATTCGTGGAGCAGATCAGGGTTTCTTTTTTTATGAAAATAAAAATGATAATTCATTTTTAGTTATTCCAATTAATATGGATGAAAAAAATACTAAACTTATTGATTATGTTTGGGATTGGTTGCGTAAAGTATATTCTGCTTATGAAGCAGGAACTTTACCAGAAAGAACTTTTACAAAATCTCAGTGGGCATGTAAAGGTTGCCCAGTAAAAAAAGTTTGCTGGGAAAATAAAAAAGATTTAGGGGAAGTTTATATAGAACCGTTGGTGTTAGAAAAATGATATGTTCATATGACAATTGTAATAATGAATTTACTCCTAAAACTCATAATCAAAAATATTGTTCAGATGAATGTTGTCGCATAGCTACAAATGAAAATATAAAAAAAGCTTATTATGAAAAAAAAGCTAGGCTTTCAGGTAAAAAAAGAGTATGTAAAAGTAAAGATTGTGAGTCTATCCTAAGCAGATACAACGACTCAAATATTTGTGAGAAGTGTGTTAGTGCCAAAAAAGAAAAGCAGAGAAAAGAGCTTTTAGAAATGATAAAGCGTGTCACTAGCTAAACTTGTTAAGCCTAAAGCGAGCAGAGTGCTTGGCATAGATGCTAGTACAAATAGCTTTGCTTTTTGTCTTATGGAAGATAAGAAGGCTAAGAAATGGGGCGAAATTCAATTTGAAGGCTCTGACGTATATGAAAGAATCCTAGATGCTAAAAATAAAATAAAATCATTTAAAAATTCTTTAGATTATGATTTTGTTGTTATAGAAGCAGCCATTTCTGTAAAATCTGTTCATACAGGAATGAAGATGGCCTATGTATTTGGTGCTATAATGGGAGAGCTACTTAGTGATAATGTGGAGGTTGTTGAAGTTCATCCAATAACTTGGCAGTCATATCTTGGAAATAAAAATTTCACTAAGGCTGAAAAGCAGAAAGTAAAAGATGATTTTCCAGGTAAGTCCGAAAACTGGTACAAAGGAAAGATCCGAGAACTTAGAAAATCTAAGACAATTGACTTTGCAAGAACATTGGGCATTAACACTGAAAATGATAACGTTGCTGATGCAGCGGGAATAGCATGGTATGCTGTAAATGAGATTGTGTGAGGAGGGATAATGGCTAAAATTGTAAAACTTTGGGAAAGTAAAGACTGGGTATATAAAAGATACGTGGTTGAAAAGAAAAGTGTTTTAGAAATGGCTATGGAAGCAAGATGCTCACATATGACTATACAACGTGCACTAGAAAGATTTGAACTTACTAAAAATAATAGAAAGAGAATGAAGTGATACCAGTATTAATTATTCCTGTTTTAAACAGGTATGATCTTTTAGATCAGAATTTAAAAACAATTGATTATCCAATTGGAGAAATTCTTATTATAAATAATGGAAAAGAAAATTATGTTCCACCAGTTAGTGATTTAAATATAAGAGTGCTTAATTTGCCTTCCAATCTTGGAATGTCTGGTTCTTGGAATTTAGGAATTAAATTATATCCTCATGAAAAATATTGGATGTTTTCTTCTGCAGACACGCACTGGATACCAGGGTCTTTAGAAAAATTACATGATATTAGTGGTCCAGGACAACTTGTAATGACAACCGAAGCGTGGAGTGCATTTACAATTGGAGAAAACTTTCCACGAGTAGTTGGAATGTTTGATGAATATTTTTATCCAATATATTTTGAAGATAATGATTATTATGAAAGAGTCATGATATCTTCACTAAAAGATGGATACATAAGCTCTGGAATTTCTGTCAATGCACCACATGGTGCTTCTCAAACTATTAATAGTGATAAAAATTTAAAAAATAGAAATCATGAAACTTTTGAAGTTAACAAAGCTTACTTTGAAAAGAAAAAAACAGAAAACTTTTCAAATACAAAAGGTTGGGATATTGATAGAAGAAGGTTTAATGAATGGCTGCGGTAATTGGATTACTACCTGCATCAGGTAGTGCAAGTAGATTGGGTGGAATTCCAAAGTTTTGCTTGCCATTAACTGATACCCAAAACATATTGCAATGGCATGTAGAACAAATGCTTAAAGTATGTGATATTGTAAAAATATCTACAAGAAGCAGCTGGCTACCAATTGTAAATCAAATGGATTTGCCACCCACTGCAGTTGTATATGAAATTGAACCTTCAACAATGTCAGACGCATTGGTAAAAATGATGGTTAATCCAAACTCTAAGTATATTATTGGTATGCCAGATACTTATATGCCAGGATCTAATGGTGAATTTTACAAACAATTAGCAGAATCAAATTCAGATATAACTTTGGCAGCCTTTGATTGTCATGAAGATTTAATGGGTCGTGTAGGGCAAATAAAGTTTGATAAATCTAATAATGTTGTTGATGCTCTTGACAAGACTGCGGGTTGCGATTATAATTATATGTGGGGGGCAATGGCTGTTCAAAATGTTTATATTGATGAAGAATTGCCAAACCCAGGTGTTCAAATAATGGATTGGATCAATGAAGGTAAGAGCGTTAAGGCGGTAGTTGCAAAAGGTAAGTACCTAGATATTGGTACAGTTAATGGTTTAAAAATGCTATATAGAGAGGAATTGTAGTGATATCTCCAAAAGATTATGAAGCTTTGTATCTTCATGCAAATACTGCACCTTCTGGCTTGAGGATATTAGATCAATGCATGAAAACTGCACAAATGCTTGTTGATAAAAACATTTCATATGGAGATTCAGCTTTAACTCCTAGGCGTGTATTTTCAAAATCAGACAATATAGAGCAATTAAAGGTAAGAATTGATGATAAATTAAATCGTATTGCTAATTCTCAAGGCTATCCAGGAGACAATGATATTGATGATATGATTGGTTATTTAATCTTACTTAAAGTTGCAGTTGACAAAAATAGAGAGTATAAGTTATAATTAATTATGCCAACTTATGAATATAATTGTATAGAGTGTGAAACAAGCACTGACGTAGTTAGAAAATTTAATGAAGATGAGATTTTGCCATTATGTCCTAAATGTGGATACAAGATGGTAAGAGTTTATACGCCAGCTGGTATACAATTCAAAGGATCAGGTTTTTACAAAACAGATAATGGGTAAAAATATAGCCTTGACTGGAGCTACTGGACTTTTAGGAAGCCATTTAGCAAATTATTTTATTAAAAATGGAGATAACGTTTATGTTCTTGTAAAAGATGAGAATTATAAAAGTATCCTTTCTAATAAAGTATTTAAAGTATATGGCAATATAAATAATAAATCTGACATAGAGTATTTTGTTCAAAAATCTAATCCCGATTATTTTATTCATCTTGCTGCTCAAACACAAGCATACGATTCACTCAAGCATCCCTATCACACTTTTTATAATAATGTTGTAGGTACTTTAAATGTTCTTGAAACATTAAGAGAATATAATGAGTGTGAAGCTATAGTCATTGCATCAAGTGATAAATCATACGGAGAGCTAGAAGGTAAAGAATATTTTGAGGATCACAGGTTAAATGGTGTATACCCTTATGATGCTTCAAAATCCATGACTGATATTATTTCAAATTCTTATAGGCAAACATATTACATGCCTATAGTTACTACTCGTGCATGCAATATATACGGAATTGGTGATTATAATAAGCAAAGACTAATTCCAGGAATAATAAATGCATATAATACTAATGGCATATTTAATATTAGAAATTCTGGTAGAGATATTCGTGAATACATCCATGTTGACGATGTTGTTTGTGCTTATTCTAAAATAATTGAGCATATTGTTAAAAAAAATGAGCATGCATCTTTTAATATTTCTTCAGGTGATAGATACTCAACATGGGAAATTTTAAAAATTATTGAAGATAATTTAGAAGCAGAAGTAAATATTAATATAGTTGATAAAGATTCTATGGAAATTAAAAGACAATTTATGAATTCTAATTTATTAAAAAACGTTACTGGTTGGTATCCAGAACGTAGCATAAAAAAATCAATAGGTGAGGTGGTATCTTGGTACAAGAATACTCTGTAGAAGTCGCTGGTCAATTTGATCAGATGAACAAAGTAGTTGAAGAGTTATTAAAGGGTAGCACAGCATCACAAATTGCTCGCTCTTTAGATTTAACAAGAGTTCAGGTTGATAACCATATAGCTACTTGGAAAGAAATGGTTCAAGATAATAGTGCAATTAAAGCTCGTGCTAAAGAGGCTCTTGCTGGGGCTGATGAACATTATAGTATGCTTATAAAAGAAGCATGGAGAACACTTGAACAAGCAGATATGCAAGATTCACTTCCAGTAAAAGGGCAAATGATTAAAGCAATTGCTGATATTGAAGCAAAACGTATTGAAATGTTAAATAAAGCTGGAGTTTTAGAAAACAATGATATGGCTGATCAGATTTTAGAATCGGAAAGAAAACAAGAAATTCTTGTAAGTATTTTAAGGGATGTTACATCTTCATGCGAACATTGTAAGTGGGAAGTTTCTAAAAGATTGTCTCAAGTAACAGGGCAAGTTGAGGCTGTTGTAGTTAATGAATGATTTTAATGTTTTTTTAGATGCATTAAGTGGGGATGAATTTGATGAAACCCCAGCTAATTTAGAAGACTTTGTTACTAAAAAAGAATATCTTGGGTTGCCACCATTATCTGAATTGCAATACACAATGATTAAGGCATCAACACAAATTTATAAGCGAGAAACTTTGCATAAAATTTATGGTGAAGTTGAAGGCGAAAAAATATTTAAGCAAACTTGTAATGAAGTTATTTTACAATTAGGTAAAGGTTCTGGAAAAGACTATACATCTACAATTGCTTGTGCATACATGGTTCATATGCTTTTATGCTTAAAGGATCCAGCAAAATATTATGGCAAGCCTCCAGGAGATGCTATTGATATTATTAATATTGCTATTAACGCTGTTCAGGCTAACCGAGTATTTTTTAAAGGATTTAATCAGCGTATTGAAAAGTCCCCCTGGTTTCAAGGAAAATATGTAGCTAAAGCTAACATGGTAGAATTTGATAAAGGCGTAACAGTTCATTCAGGTCACTCAGAGTCAGAAGCCTGGGAAGGTTATAACGTTATTGTAGTTATTCTTGATGAGATTTCTGGATTTGAACTTGAATCAACATCTGGGCATGCCCAAGCAAAAACTGCTTCATCTATTTACAAAATGTATAAAGCTTCTGTTACATCTCGTTTTCCAGATTTTGGTAAAGTAATTCTTCTTTCATTTCCAAGATTTAAAATGGATTATATTCAACAAAAATATAATGAGTCTATTGCTGAAAAAGAAACTGTTTTAAGACATTATAAATTTAAAGTAGATCCAGATTTACCAGATGGAACTAATGGTAATGAATTTGAAATAGAATGGGAAGAAGACCATATATTATCGTATAGATTGCCCAAAGTTTTTGCATTAAAAAGACCTACATGGGAGATTAATCCAACAAGAAAAATTGATGATTTTATTACGGCTTTTTATGATGACCCATTAGATGCCTTAATGCGTTTTGCTTGTATGCCACCAGATGCAACTGATGCTTTTTTTAAAAACCGTTCAGTAATTGAAAAAGCATTTAGTAATCCAAAATTAAATGTTGATGAGTATGGTAGGTTTGATGATGATTTTAAACCAAAAGAAGATATGACTTATTTTATGCATGTTGACTTAGCACAAAAGCATGACCATTGTGCGGTAGCTTTGGCACACGTTGATGGTTGGGTAACTATGAAAATTGGTGAAAATTATAAACAAGCAGCACCTAGAGTTATAGTTGATGCAGTAAGATTTTGGACACCTACGGCATCAAAATCTGTTGATTTTACAGAAGTTAAAGACTATATTTTATCAGTACGTGAACGTGGTTTTAATTTAAAAGTAGTAACATTTGACCGCTGGAACTCACACGATATGATGCAGCAGCTTGGAGTACATGGTATTAAAACAGAAATTTTGTCTGTTGCAAAAAAGCATTATGAAGATATGTCTCTTACTTTAACTGAAGAAAGATTGCATGGACCACATATTCAATTATTAATTGATGAATTGCTTCAATTGCGTATTGTTAAAGATAGAGTTGATCACCCTAGAAAAGGATCTAAAGATTTATCTGATGCTGTTTGTGGTGCAGTATTTAATTCTATATCTTTGACTCCTCCAGAAAGAAACAAGGAAGTTGAAATATACACCTATGCTGGAGTTTTTGCTGATGAAATTGAACAATTAAAAAATGAATCTGATGCTAGATTAAAAAATACAATTAGAATTCCAGATAGAAAAGAAGTTCCAAAGAATTTGCGGGAGTTTATGGGGATTGATGATGATGAAGATGATTTTCCTATTGACAGCGTGAGACTTTTGTAGTAAAATACATCTATAACAACAAACAAAGGATAATAATGTTAGCAAACGGTACAATACCTACAATTGAAGATGAAGAAGATATTTATATTAGTTTAACTGCACTTTGTGAATATTTTGCACAATCTGTAAAAAACATGCAATCTGAAATTAAAAATGCTGAACCAAAAGATAAAAGATATGCAATGGGTATTTATGATATGATGCATACAATTGCAACAGAAACAGTAGAGCTTGGAAAATTTGAAGCACAACGACGCATGATTAATGATGCAGGAGATCTTTTTAATATTATTGACAAAGCTAATAAAGGTATTGTAGAATAGTTCTACAATGGGATGTAGCTCAGCAGGCAGAGCGTTCGACTGTTAATCGAAATGTCGTAGGTTCGACCCCTACCATCCCAGCAGTGTAGTGACTAGCACTCGGTACCAGTTCTGTGATAACTGGTGTAGGAACTGTTCCCGAATGAACAACTGTACTAAACCTTACAGCTGTGTCCTAAGAGTCACGTGGTTGCTCCTACTCGGAGGGTATCAGAGAGCAGAGTCGGTAGGGTAGAGACTAGTCACCTCTAGCCCTACACTAATTATTAAATTATCAACAAACAAAAAGAAAGAGTATAATATGAATATGATGGCAGAAAAGACAGAGGAAGTTGTAGAACAATCTTATGTGCTTGGTCCCCAAGATCGTTGTGATTCTTGTTCTGCAGAAGCTCTAATTTGGGTAAATGGAGTGGCGGGAGAATTGCTATTCTGTGGTCATCATTACAATAAGCACGAAGAAAAATTAAAAGATTATGCTTTTGAAATCATTGATGAAAGAAGCAAATTGGTTCAAAATAGAGCGATAGGTTCCGAGAACTAAAATTCAAGGTCCAATAGCTTAACGGTTAAAGCACCTGTCTTATATACAGGCGACTGATGGTTCGAATCCATCTTGGACTACAAGGCTATGTACGACACACCTTAGGTATGGATATAGTTACACATAACCAAGTAACCCGTGTGAGTAGAGTTCAGCGGGAGACTCTTAGGGCAGCGTCATTCGGTGCTGGAATACTTCGTACATAGCCCCTTTTAATGTATAATTAATCTATAATGACTGATAAACATGATGTAAACATGCAATTAAATATTCTTGCTCATATTCCAGAGCACGATCCAAGATCTGATGATCCTAATTATAAATATTTTATGGCTGCTAAAAGAAAAATTAAAAAAGCGGGAATGTGGCAATGTGTTATTAATGATGATTTATGTGGTGGTGAGCCAGAATTACATCATACACATATAGAATTTTCACAACTTCCAAATGCTGATAAAGACAAAGTTGAAAAATATTTTGGTTTAAATTTTAAAGATGATGATGAATTTCAGCAGTGGTTGGAAAGTCCAGGAAATCTTGAAGTATTATGCACAAATCATCATAGGACTCATTATGGAATCCATAGCCTTCCACATGCTCTATGGGAATCCTTACGTTTTAGAAAAGCTGGTACTTTACCAGCAGCCGAAGTTTTAACTAAAGATGATATAATTAATAATAAAAATAAACAAGGAGCATAAAATGCCATATCATATTGAGCGTGAAGGAAATAAATACAACGTTGTAGTAGATGCTACAGGCAGGGTTGTTGGCTCACATCCTAATAAAGCTCAAGCACATGCACAATTAGGTGCTTTATATATGAATGTGCCTGAATCTAAAGTTAGAAAATGCATGACTTGCGGGTGCGATGATTTAGGAAATGATCATCATTATATTTCAGATACCGAAAAATGTGCATATTGTATTGATAAGGGTCAAGGACCTTGTTGGGACGGATATGAATATGCTGGAACAAAAGAAGATGAAAATGGAAAGTCTGTTCCTAATTGTATTCCTGTTAAAAAAGAACGTGGAACAATTGCTGGGGATTCTTCAGTAAATTCTGGTCGAATTAGTGGCGGAGTTGGTTGGAAAATTGAATTTAATACACCAGATTGTCAGCATGGTTGGTCAGTAATTAAAGTAGGATCAGGACAATCAATTGGTTGTTTTTTTAAAGAAGAAGATGCTAAAGCAGCACTTGAAGCACTTGCAGTAAATGAACCAGTTGTTAAATCTGATGGTGGCTATAAACCAAATGCTGGTATGAAGTCAGCAGCACGTCAAGCAATTGCTTGGAAAGAAGATGGAAAAGCAAATGGTGCTGGAACAAATGTGGGATGGACAAGAGCACATCAAATTGTAAACGGAGAATCTTTATCTCTTGATACAGTAAAGCGGATGTATTCTTTTTTCTCTAGACATGAGGTTGATAAACAAGGAAAAGATTGGGACAAACCATCTCATGGAAAAGTAATGTGGTATGCATGGGGCGGGGATGCAGGATTTGCATGGTCACGTGCTATTGTAGAAAAAGAAAATAAAGTAGAAAAATCTGATGAAAAAGGTCAGGTTGATCAAGATGAACAAGAAGGAATTGGTAGATTAAGTTTTTGGAATGGTTCATTTGCTCCTGTTATGGGATTGCAAAATGGAGATGCAGGTTGGAAATCAACTTATAACTCACCTCCACAAAATGATGGAAAACAATCTGTGGGATACGGAAATCATAGCGATTCAAAGGGTCGCAGTAACCAATAATCTGGTATAATATATTTACAGCCCCCGCCACTAGTGGGCGGGGTGTTTTAACAAAGATTGCCTTAGGGGATCTTAAAAATCTAACTAACTTGCTGAAAAGGAGCTAAGTAAAATGACACATCTAAAATATACAGACCCATTCACACAAATTCAATCTATTTTCAATGACCCGTTTTTTCTAGGGTTTAATGATCAATTTGTAAGGTGGGAATCAAATAAGAAAACAACATCACAATTCCCACCATATAATGTAAAGAAAGTTGACGAAGACAATTATGTTGTTGAGTTGGCAGTTGCAGGATATGAGCGTGAAGACATTGATGTAACAGTAGATAAAGATACATTAATTATCAAGAGTGAACGTGAAAATGATGATAAGGCAGATTACCTGCATAAAGGTATTGCTGGACGTAACTTCACCCAAACATTCACGCTTGGTGAATATATGACTGTTAAATCTGCTTCACTTGAAAATGGATTGCTTTCTGTTAAAATTGAACGGGAACTTCCAGAGTCTGCAAAGCCTAGACAAAT